GACATGCTGCCGCACCTGGTCGACGTCGAGACGCCCGGCCGCAAGACAGACCGGTACGGGAACGACGTCGTCGACTGGTCGGCGTCGACCCGCACACCGGTCGACGCGTGGCTGCAGCAGAACACGGGCGCCGAGGACACCGACCAGCGCGACGCGCAGGTCGGCGAGTGGCTCATGGTCTGCAACCCGGTCTCGGCTGGCGGCGACCCGCTCACCGTGCACGGCAGCGACCGCGTGCATTGGGGCGCCCTGCAGTTCGAGGTGCTCGGCCCGCCGGGGCCGGCGTACACGCCGACCGAGTTCCACCACTACGAGATACGGCTGCGGACAGTCGAGGGGTGAGCATGGCTCGATCGAGGATCGTCCCCAACCGGAGCAACATCGCGACGTTCCTGCGTACGCCGCAGACTCGGGCACTGATCGAGCGCAAGACACGGGCAGTCGCCGAGGCGGCCGCGCGGGCGTCCGAGGCCGGCGGGCAGTTCCGAGTCGACGTCGACACCGGCGAGCAGCGCGTGCGCGGCGCCGTAATCGGCGACTACTCGACCAACGACCCCGACGTGTCGCGGCGGGCGCTGCTGCGCGCCCTCGACGCCGCCCGGACGGCCGAGTGATGGCCGCGCCGGTCGGGTTCCCGGACGGCGTCGCCGTCGTGCGGGCGTACCTGCGCGAGCAGCTCGTCGCCCGCGACACCGACGTACCGGTCGGCACCCGAGTGCCCGAGCAGCGGCCGCCGCGGTTCGTCCGCCTCGAGCGGGTCGGCGGCATGCGCGTCGACCTGGTCACCGACCGGCCCCGGATCGACGTGCAGTGCTGGGGCGACAGCGAGGAATCGGCGCACGATCTCGCGCAGCTCGCCCGCGCGCTGCTGCTCGCCATGCCGGGATGGCGCGGCGCCGTCGCGTACGACGTCGCCGAGGTCGGCGGACCGAACACCCTCCCCGACCCCGCGTCGGGACAGCCGCGCGTCGTGTTCGCCGTCGAGGTGTCGCTGCGCGGCCGCGCACTCGGCGCCCCCTGATCACCGCTCACCCGTCAACAGACATCGCGCCCCCGGACCGCTCGCGGCCGGGGGTTTCCCACGGAGGGACACAGCAGCATGACCACACCGCCCCCGGTGTCGCTCGAAACCGGGCTGCACACCGAGTACATCCGTAAGCAGCTCGTACAGGCTGTGTTCGCCGCCGACTACGCGACCGCGGCGATCACGGCACCGTTCAACACGACCGACGGCGCGCTCGCGGCGATCCCCGCGGGGTACGTGCCGATCGGCTACACCACAGACGACGGCGTGACGTTCACGTCCGATCTGAGCATGTCCGACGTGACGTCGTCGCAGTCGGTCGAGCCGACCCGCTCGGACGTCGAGTCGGACGTGCTGTCGGCGCAGTTCGCGCCGCAGGAGACGAACGCCGCGACGCTCGCCCTGTACGAGGGCCTGCCGCTCGCCGGCGACGGCTCGCTGCCCGCAATGGGTACGGCGTGGCAGTGGGACCGGGCCGCGATCCCCGCGAACCCGTTCCGCCGGCTGCTGTTCATCGGGCTCGACTACGGCGACGACGGCGGCGAGATCTACGTGATCAAGTTCTTTCCGCGCGCCCGGCTCACGAGCAAGGACGACGAGCAGTGGGCGCGGTCGACCGAGACGCAGCGGCCGGTCACGTTCAACGCGTACCGCGACAGCGTCATCGGCACGTCCTGCCGCAACTGGGTTGACGGCCCCGGCTGGCGGTCGCTCGCCACTCCGTAACACCCCCTGATCGGGCCTCGCCCTCTTGCATGCTCACCCGCTGCTCGCCCGAGAAAGAGAGACACGATCATGAGCAAGCCGAACGGCAAGCGGTACCGGCTGGAGACCGTCAAGCGGCAGTATTCCGACGCGCTCGACCTGCCCCCCGACGGGCGCGTCGAGTTCGAGGTCGGTCCCGAGGACGACCCGAAGGTGTTCAGCTTCCCGCACCCGATCTTCACGCCCGACGACATGCAGGAACAGCTCAACGAAGCGAAGGGCGACGCCGCGAGCGCCCGCATCCTGCTCGGCGATCAGTACGCCGATTTCATCGCGGCGGGCGGCGACGTCAATCACGTTGCGCTGCTGTACGTCGGTATCCGCAACGAAGCGCAGGACAGGGTCGCCAAGGTGCGCCCTACGAGGGGGTAGGCCCGGACGGCTACGACGCCGTCGAGGTCTACACGTACACCGTGCTCGACGTGCTCGGCGAGCACCCCGAGGCGGTCGAGGCCGATCTCGCCCACCAGTACCCCGAGTACGGTCCGGGCGGGCCGCTCGCGGCGTACTGGCGGGGCGAGATCTCGCTGCGGCTGCTGCGGGTCATGGTCGAGCACCTGCCCCCGGACGGGGCGGCCGCTCGCGCGTTCAACGGGCACACGTGGCGGCAGATCGACTACTCGGCCGCGGACACGCGCGATCTGCTCGCGCTGCTGCTCACGGCGTTCGTGAACGCCAATCGGGATCCGAAGGGCGGCGCTCCGCTGCCGTGGCCCAAACCGTCGTGGCGGCCGGGCGATCCGGTGCCCGACGAGACGCAGGGCGAGAAGGACAAGGCGCGCGCGAAAGCGGCGTATGAGCACATCCTCGCGCAGACAAAGGGGGCATGACGCATGCCGGTCGAGGTCGGCGTCGGGTACGTGTCCGTCGTGCCCGAGGCACGCGGGTTCGGCCGGCTGCTCAGTCAGCAGATCAGCGGCGAGTCGGCGCGGGCCGGCACGGACGCCGGGCAGGGCGCCGGGCAGGGGTTCCTCGGCGGCATCGGCGGTGCCCTAAAGAAGGGGATCGTGGGTGTCGCCGCGGGCGCCGGCGTGCTGTTCGCGGCCGGGTTCGCCGAGGCGGTCGAGCAAGACAAGTCGAACGCCAAGCTCGGCGCGCAGCTCGGGCTCACTGAGAAGGAGTCGGCGCGCGCCGGGAAGATCGCCGGCTCGGTCTACTCGAAGGGGTACGGCGAGTCGATCGACCAGGTGAACGACTCGCTCAAGGCGCTCGCGCAGAACGGCGTCGCCTCGATCAACGCCCCGAAGAAGGAGATCGCCGGTCTCAGTAAGTCGGCGCTGAACCTCGCCGAGGCATTCGACGTCGACGTCGCCGACGCCGCGCGGGCGGCCGGGCAGATGATCCGGACCGGGCTCGCGAAGGATGGCAAGGAAGCGTTCGACCTGATCACGCTCGGGTTCCAGAAGGGGGCCGACAAGGGCGGCGACTTCATCGACACCCTGAACGAGTACGGAACGCAGTTCAGGAAGATCGGGCTCGACGGCGCGACGTCGATCGGGCTCATCAGTCAAGCCCTGCAGGCCGGCGCCCGCGACGGCGACGTCGCCGCCGACGCCCTGAAAGAGTTCTCGATCCGGGCGATCGACGGCAGCAAGACGACCGCCGACGGGTTCAAGCTGCTCGGTCTCAACGCCGACGACATGGCGGCGCGGTTCGCAAAGGGCGGCGCCTCGGCGTCGGGTGTCCTCGATCTCACCCTCGACAAGCTGCGCGGGATCAAGGATCCGGTACAGCAGTCGGCCGCAGCGGTCGCGCTGTTCGGAACGCAGAGCGAGGATCTCGGCGCGGCGTTGCTCGCGATGGATCCGTCGACAGCGGCCGACGGGCTCGGCAAAGTCGGCGGCGCCGCCGACAAGATGGGCAAGACGCTGCACAACACCGCCTCGAATCAGATCGAGGTGTTCAAGCGTCAAGCGCTGCAGGGTCTCGCCAACTTCGCAGACAAGTACGCCTTGCCCGCGCTCAAGTCGTTCGGCGGGTTCCTGAATCAGTACGTGCTGCCCCCGGCTCGGGAGGTCGGCGGCGCCCTGGTCGACGTGCTCGTGCCCGCCGCGAAGAACACGGCCGACGCGTTCGCCGGCGGTGTCCAGTGGGTCAAGGATTACGGGGCGTGGCTCATCCCGCTCGGCATCGCGATCGGCGGTATCGCTGTCGTCGCCGGCGCGAGCGCGATCGCCACGTGGGGTATGACCGCGGCGTTCACGGTGTACCGCGGGATCATCCTCGCGGCGACCGCTGTCACCCGCGGGTGGGCCGTGGCGCAGGGGATCCTGAACGCCGTTATGTCGGCGAACCCGGTCGGGTTGATCGTCGTCGGGATCCTCGCGCTCGTCGCGGCGGTCGTCGTCGCGTACAACAAGGTCGGATGGTTCCGCGACCTGGTCAACTCGGCATGGTCCGGGATCAAGGCCGGTTGGGATCTGCTGTGGAACGGGGCGCTCAAGCCCGGGTTCGAGTACCTCAAGATCGGATTGCAGGCGATCGGCTCGGCCGCGATGTGGCTGTGGTCGACCGTGCTGTCGCCCGTGTTCTCGGCGATCAGCATGGGTGCCCGGATCCTCGCGACGGCGGTCGTCGTCATCGCGGTGACGCCGATCGTGCTCGCGTTCAAGGCGCTCGCCGCGGTCGGAACGTGGCTGTGGCAGGTCGCCCTCAAGCCTGCGTTCGACGCGATCGGCGCGGCCGCGCTGTGGCTGTGGAACAACGCGATCAAGCCTGCGTGGAACGGGATCGTCGCCGGGGCGTCGTGGCTGTGGTCGCAGGTACAGACGATCTTCGGGTACTTCAAGGCCGGGTTGCGCGCCCTCGGCTCGGTCGCGACGTGGCTGTACCGGAACGCCGTACAGCCGGCATGGGCCGGTATCCGGTCCGGGGCGTCGTGGCTGTGGTCCGGCGTAACCGTGATCTTCGGGTATTTCAAGGAAGGCTTGCGCGCCGTCGGTAGCGTGTTCTCGTGGCTGTGGAAAAACGCGGTGTCCCCTGCCCTGTCCGGAATAAAATCCGTGATCTCGACGGGCTACAATTCCGGGATCAAGCCCATATTCGACCGACTCAAGTCGGCGACGGGCGCCGTGGGCGGCGCATTCGACTCGGCCCGTAAGGCGATAAAGATCGCCTGGGACAAAATCAAGGGCATCGCGAAAACCCCCGTCGCATTCATTATCGACACGGTATATAACGGCGGAATTGTCAAAGTCTGGAATGCCGTAGCGGGAACATTCGGCGCCCCCAAACTCGACAAGATCAAGGGATTCGCACGCGGCGGTGTACTGCCCGGCATGTCGTCGTACCGGCAGGGCGACGACCAACTCGTGCCGATGCGTCGCGGCGAGGGTGTCTACGTTTCCGAGGCCATGCGCGACCCGTACGAGCGGGCGAGACTGTTCGCGGTCAACCGGGCTGCCATGCGCGGGCAACCCCTCGCGCAGTACCAGGGCGAGGGGTTCGCGAAGGGCGGCATTTTCGGATGGGTGAAAAGCGCCGTGACTAAGCCGGTCGACCTAGCAAAGGCCGGGTTCGATTGGCTCAAGGACGGCATAAAGGCATCTGCCGAGGCAGGGCTGAACCACGTCGTGCGGCCGCTGCTCGACAAGATCGCCGGTTCTAAGTCGGTGTATCGCGACATGATCACCGGCATCCCGCGCCGCATGATCAAAGACATCATCGGGTATTCCGGCGAGGCAGATAAGGAGATGGAAAAGGCCGGGGTCGGCGGTAAGGGGTATCGGGCCGGTCTGTCGTGGGCGCGTACGCAGGACGGGAAGCGGTATCAGTGGGGCGGGAATGGTAATCCGTCGTGGGACTGTAGCGGGTTCGTCTCGGCGATCGAGTCCGTGATTCGTGGGCAGAAACCGCACCGCCGATGGGCGACCGGCGCATTCTCGGGCCGGACCGCGCCGCCCGGTTGGGTGCTCAATCGGCGCTCGCCGTACCAGATCGGCATCACGAACGCAGGTGTCGGGCACACCGCCGGAACGATCAACGGCGTGAACGTCGAGAGCCGCGGCGGCGACGGCGTCGTCGTCGGATCCCGCGCCCGCTCGTACAAGTCGTCGTTGTTCACCCATCGCTACGGGTTCAAGGGCTATGCCGGCGGCGGCCGGCCGCGCCCCGGCGAGGTGGCGTGGGTCGGCGAGCACGGGCCCGAGCTGCTGCAGTTCGGCGGCGGGCAGACCGTGATCGACCACGACGCGTCGGTCGACTCGGTCGGCGCCGCAGTGGTGCGCAGCGTCGCCCGGAACCTGCCGCAGGCAGTACCGGCCGCCGCGGCGGTCCGGGCCGCGCTGCCGGCCGGTGGCGGGCAGTCGGCGGACACGCCCGGCGATACGTACAACTTCTATCCGCGCACGCTCGACATGACCGTGCGCGACCTCGAGCTGCTGCAGCGGCGACAGGATGCACTCGCTCGGGTGGGGAGGCCTCGGTAAATGCCGCTGATCACCGCACCGGTTGTCACCCCGCCCCCCACGGGCGGGGGCGGCAGTAAACCGGTCCCCCTACCCGAGATCGGGTTCGCGACAGCCACGTACACCGACCCCTCGGGCAAGGTGTGGCCGCTCACCAATGAGGACGCCGGTTGGTTCACGCTCGCCGACGGCGTGTCCGGGCTCGGCGCGACCCCGTACGAGTTGACGACCGACGAGCACCCGAGGGGCGGCGCGCGACTGCGGCACGCGCAGCCGCAGCCGAGGGCGATCGTGTGGCCGCTGTACGTCTACGGCGGCACGCACGTCGAGTTCGTCGGCCGGTGGCGGGCGCTCGCAACGGCGTTCACGCGCACCCTGCGCGAGGGGCCCGACGGCCGGCGCACGCCCGGTTGGCTGGAGATCTCGCGGCCGGACGGAACCCGGCGGCGCATCGCGGTGTACTACCGCGAGGGGTTCGAGGGGCGCGGGTCGAGGGGATCCGGGATCGTCTCGGACGCCGCGGCGATCACGCTGTGGTGTGAGGATCCCTATTGGATCGACCCCGTCGAGATCGCCGTGCACCGGGAAACGGGCGCGCTGAGTTCGTTCTTCACCCCGTACCCGACGATCTCGTCGTCGCAGGTGCTCGGCGAGACCGGGGTGACCAATCCCGGCGACGTCGTCGTGTGGCCGCAGTGGACCGTCACGGGGCCGGCGTCGCTGATCACGTTCACGCATCAGGGCACGGGCGAGTCGTTCTCGCTGAACCCGTCGGCGGCCGCCGTCGGGCCCGGCGCGCTGCTCGCCGGCGAGCGGGTCACGATCACGACCGACCCGCCGTCGGTGCGCTATCAGGACGGCGCGAACTGGGTCGGCGGGCTCGACTGGCCGAGCGCCGTTCTGTGGGGGCTCGCCCCCGGCGTCAACCCGGTGACGTTCCAACTGAACGGATCCGGCCCCGGCTCGGCCGTAGATCTCCGGTTCAACCCGCGCTATGAGACAGCCTGAACGAAGGGGGCGGCGGGCGGGTGTCCGTGCAACTGCTCATCACCGACAAGAACCTCGCCGTGCAGGGCGACCCGCTCGACGGGTGGACGAACCTCGACGCGACAAAGAAGTTCAACGAGCCCGGCTCGGGCAGCGTCGACCTGCCGGCGCGGCCGGACATCATGGCGCAGCTGCAACCCGGGAACCGGCTCGTCGTCATCCGTGACCGCGCGGTGTGGATGTCCGGCCCGCTCGAGATCCCGGCCGACTTCACGTGGTCGATCACCGAGTCGCCGGGGCACGGCCGAGTCACAGTGAGTTTCTCCGACGATCTCGCGATCGTGGCGGGATACATCACGTGGCCGACGCCGGCGAACGCGTGGACTGCGCAGCTCGCGAACACGTGGCGGCAGATCACGGCGACGAACGCCGAGACGATCGTGCGGCAGTTGGTCAATGAGAACTGCGGTCCGGGCGCCCGCACCGAGCGGCGCATCCCGAACTTCGCACTCGACGCGATCACCGGGGCGGGCACCTCGACGAGCGTGCGCACGCGGTTCGAGGCGCTGCTCGACACCTGCCGGCGCGTCGCTGTCGACGGCGGCGGGATCGGGTTCCGCACGCGGCAGACCGACACACAGATCTTGTTCGGCTGCTATCAGCCGCGCGATCTGACGGCGACCGCGCGGTTCAGTATCGGGCTCGGGAACCTGCGCTCGATCCAATCGAAACAGTCGGCGCCGACGGTCACGCACGCACTGATCGCCGGCACCGAACCCGAGACCGGCACGACCGGCCGGACGTACGTGCAGGCGGCCGACACCGCGGCGGCCGCCACGTGGTACCGGGTCGAGAAGTACGTCGACGGGTCGGCCGAGAACGACGCGAATGGCGAGCTGTCGCAGGCAGGGAAGGAAGAGATCGCGGCCGGTGCCGCGCCGGTCGAACTCGCGACGATCACCGTCGACACTGCCGATCTCAAGGCCGGCCGCGACTTTGATCTCGGCGACAAGGTGACTGTCGCACTGCCGTACGGCGTCGAGGTCGCGAACCTTGTGCGCTCGATCCACCTGCAGGCGACCCCGAGTTCGGGCGAGTACGTCACGACGCTGATCGGCTCGCCCGAGGCGACGACGGACCCCGCGACGGTCAAGGCACTGCGCACCCTCGGCCGCCGGCTCGGCCGACTCGAAACACGATAAGGAGGTGCCCGCGTGGCTGATGACTCATGGCCGAGCCCGGCGCACAACGACAGGGCGATTACCGACACCGAGTACGAGAAGATCGCCGCGAGGTTCAGCGGCGACGGCGTGTACGGCGACCCCGGCGACCCCGCTGTCGTGACCGCCGGCGCCGGTCTGACGGTCGACGTACGGGCGAACGTGTTCGCCTCGGTACGGGGGCACGCGTGGACCTCGGGCGCGAGCACGGTGAACCTGCCGATCGCCGCGAACAGTAGCGGCAAGGTGCGGGTCGACCGGGTTGTGCTGCGCCTCGACCGTGCCACGTGGACCGTGCGCGCCGTCGTGAAGACGGGCGCGCCCGGCGGCAGCGTTCCCACCCTCACGCAGAGCACGGGCGATACGGGCGTGTTCGAGGTGCCGCTCG